AGGGGTTGGGCTTCACGATGGTTGCATTTGGACAGGGCTTTTATTCCATGTCGCCCCCTACGAAGGACCTCATGCGCCTAGTCTTGGATGAGAAATTGAGGCTTGACATTCCCGGCCGGATCCGTTGAAACGATCAGATTATCAGCCATCCAACGCAATACAGGGTTACCGCCATGCCTCAATTTCTCATCCAAGACTAGGCGCATGAGGTCCTTCGTAGGGGGCGACATGGAATAAAAGCCCTGTCCAAATCCAACCATCGTGAAGCCCAACCCCTCTAATGTTTGAGAGATTTGGAAGGCGCCCCACTTATCAAAGGCAATCTCTGCGATGTGATACTGCTCACCCAACGCTTCGATATCTCGAATGATGTACCCATAATCAATCGTGTTCCCTGGCGTAGCCTTCATCAGGCCATCTCTCACCCAGGCATCATACGGCACCCTGTCTTTTCTGGCCCGTTCGATCATATTCTCTTCCGGGATCCAAAACCGCGGTAACCAGATATATTGTTCACTCTCGCCAGGCTCGTTTGGAAAACACAGCACGAACGATGCAATATCCGATGTGGATGCCAGGTCAAGGCCTCCATAGCATAATGAGCCGGCTAGTAATTTCATATCAAATGGCTCACCGCAGGCATCCCAGGCTTTCATATCCAGCCATCTGGTTTCCTGTTGCACCCACTGATTTAGATGCAGCCGTCTAAAAGTGTTTTGGTAAGCCGGGCTGTTCTCAGCCTTCTTGGCCTGCTCCCTCAAATACTCCGCCTTCACACTGACACCCATGCCTGGATTGGCCTTGTGCCACACTGCCTCATCCAGCCAGTCATCGCTCTCTTCAGCAAAGTAAAGCACCGGCATAAAGGTATCATCCTGGATAATGCCTGCTTTAACCTGCCGTGCATATTCATGCTGTTCCCAACAAATAGATTCCCGGTTATAGCCAGCAGTAGTAATCGCGATCACCAATGGTTGTCGCCTTGCACCAGTAGAAGTTGTCAAAACATCCCACAAATCGCGGTTTGGTTGAGCATGCAGCTCGTCAAAAATAACCCCATGCGCATTCAAACCGTGCTTTGTCGGTGCATCTGCAGATAAAACCCTGTAAGAAGACTTTGTTGCCGGCGCAACAATCGTATTCTTGAAAATCTCGACCCGCTTGGCCAGCTCTGGACTTGCCTCAATCATCTGTTTGGCTTGCTCAAATACGATCCTGGCTTGATCCCTGTCTGCAGCTGCAGAATAGATCTCCGCGCCTGGCTCGTTATCCATCAAAAGCAGTAAAGCAGCCAACCCGGCCGCCAATGCCGACTTACCATTCTTCCTAGGGATCTCGATATACACTGTGCGATACTTTCGCGTACCGTCTGGGCGCTTCCATCCAAAAAGAGGCCTGATAATATCTTCCTTTTGCCACTCAGATAATACGAACTTTTCTCCTGCCCATTCACCCTTAGTGTGCACCAATAGTCTTTCAAAAAAGCTCACCGCAATTTGAGCTGCTCGTTCGTCAAACCAGTATTCATCAACCATCGTTGACCTCACTGAATAACAACTCTGCTAAGTCCGGCTCTCTGTCGCTCTTCACAGCAGACAAGACACGCGTACGTTCGGCCGGCGTCAGCCCAAACTCCGCCAGCAGCTTGACCACCTGGTCCATAGACCTGGTCACTATCGACAAAAACGGGTTCTGGTAAAAGCCACCCGTCACACTCCGTAAAACCATACCCTCTTCTTCAATCCGTCGGTTGGCTTCTTTCATCCTCTCCCATACGCCAAACACAACAATTCAAGCGCAATCTGGTCCCCACTCGTGTACAAACCAGCATCCAATAGCAGCTTCCCCAGTGATCGCCACAATTTCGCCCCGTCCTCATTCAGTCCTTCCGGTGGGCTTGGCATTCGTATCGGCGTCGGGAAGGTCGCCTCATTATCCACACAGCGGTCAGCCCTGTATGTGCCATGCAGCTTCTTCAATACAGTTGGCTTTGGCTTAGGCCCTGGCATAAATCCCCCGTCCTTCCAAACCTGACACGGCGCGCGTACGATTGCCGCATCGGTCGCCAAGGGGCACCCCTCTCATGATGCAAACGCCCCTACCCCCTACTGGTAGCGAAACTCTATTGCATAATAAGAATAAGTATTTAATCATTATTTTTTCTTTGACCAACTCTCACCAGTTTGCGCATGGTGTTTGCTGTGACACGCAGCGCATAGCGCTACCAGGTTCACCTCATCATCCGGACCACCAGCTCCCTTCCGGATAACATGATGTGCCACAGTCGCAGGCGCACCGCACAACACGCACCTAGGGTTATCACGCAAGAACCTCGCCCTGCGTATGCGCCACTCCCTGTCATACCCGCGCTGACTGGAGCTCCCTCTGCGTGCATCATGCTCTCTCTCATACTGCTTCTGGTGCTCAGCGCACCGCGACACGCCGCTCTCATACACCAGGTTCGGGCACCCAGGCACCGCACACGGCCGCGGAGATCTACTTGGCATCGCGCTCCCACACCACCACAGTCTTCACCAGCAATCGCTCATACGTCCAAAGGCACAGCGTATCGCCCCTAAAATCAATCACCAGCCAGATAGGCATCCGCTTCTCCACCATTCTCTAAATCATCCAGCCGGCTCTCATGGTGCACCTGCTGTTCCTCAAGTACCTTGATCCGGTCATCCATCGCAATCAAATTCACCTCAAGCGCGTGGATCCGTGCCAAGAGCACGCGTAATTCACTCTCCAGGTCCATCTCCAGTCCCATTCAACAGCGCATCCAACCGCAACTCCAGTTCCTTAATCCGTTTGGTCAGTGCTTCAATCTTCCTATCCTTGCAGCGATTCTCTTTTTCGAGAGCGTTCACTTGTTCGGCGAGGTCAAGGTTCTCTTTCTGCAGTTTTTCGATCATGTTGTCGCGGTCCTCAACCTCAGTTTTCAACGTTGCAATCTGCGCCTCAAGTTTTTCAACCCGCGCTTCCATCCTCTCAGCACGATCACACAGCGCAACCAGGCGCTTCTCAGTTATCTCTGACAGTGTCGATGCAGTATGTGATAAGGATTCAAACGCAGTACTATTTGCGTCTGCCGCGGTCTTTCGCCTGGCGGCTAATGCCTGGACGATTACACTCAGTATGCCTGAACCAATGACCGCGACAACAATTGTCGTGATCTGGCTGCTGTCCATTACAATTCCGGTTTGTCTTCGTCTGACTGGATATTGTATGTATCAGACCGCTTCTCGGCAGCGTCTTCAATAGCAATAGACGTAATCAGCACCATCACCAGGGCGGTTATGGCCTGCCAGATAGGATCGGGCACTTGAAAGAAATGCAAGATCAAAACCTGCACAACCCCAAATACACTTAACCAAAACTTGCGTGACTTTAATAAACTTGCCATGTATCCTCCGATTTAAAATATAAACACCAGCCCACTCCCTCGCGGAAGTTCGACTGGTGGTTGTTCCAGATATCCCTATTTAGTTATATTCAGCCAATGAATTATAACACAGTTTTCAAGGGCTACACCTTAAATTTAAGCAATTCGTTTCATCCTCTCCCAATCGGTGAACTCGGTCAACAGGTAAGGACGGCCATCCAACACAATCACACTCCCCAACATGTGCGAGTCCCTCTTCGCGTCCCGTTGGGAGGCATAGGCCAACCGCTGTTCATCCACTGTATGGCCCATGTGAATTGCCCAATACTTGCCGGATGGATCAAAGTCCATGAATAACTTGTGGCTGTGTCCCATGAGAATGTGCTGGTGATACTGAGTCGCCAACCCGCGAGCTGCGCCATTAGCTGCGCTTTTGGGGTGCGTGATACGGAACTCTTGCCCACCGGATTTGAGAATGGCATAATAATAGGGACCTATCTCCCACTTCCCATTATCCAATCGCATCAGGTTCAGCAATTCGCTGGGGTTTACCGGAGAGTTGATTGCCCTGAGTAATCTCCCCTCATGATTCCCCAATACCCACACAAACCGGTCAAAGCAATCATTCAATCCATTCAACGCTTGCCGTGCATACCCCATCTCCGCGGAGAAGTCCTTGCCATCTATGCCGGATAGATTCCCGATAATATCAATGATCGCTTGCTGTTTCGCCATGGGCAAGGTGAGCGCGAGATTCATCAAACGTTCCTCGTCCTTCTCACTCAGTATGGTCTGGTCACGTGCCGGCGCCCAGTTTGGCTCCCAACCTGAGATGGAATCCATATGCAGCAGATCTCCGGCGCAGATAACCTGCCTGATTCCCCAGGCGTCGGCCAGGTCAAGAACGCGATTCAGAAAGTCCGCGTGTTGAAATGGGATCTCCACATCAGGGAGAATGAGCGCGTTCCCTTCCACGGTTGGCGGGTTATCATAGCGGATATAGGGCGACTCAGGGATCCTTTGTGGCGCACTCGGTTGGCCAGTTGCCAGGTAGTAATGCGTTTTGATTGTGCCTGGGGATAGCCCCAACTCTCGCGCGATCTCTACAAATGAACGACCAGACTGTTTTAATTTAACAATTTCTCTTTTTAGTTTCGCGTTGACGACTGCTTTTGGCAATGTATCCTCCTGATATTAGGAATCAAAAACGCCTCATCATCACGGTTTCCCGTAGTGATCAGGCGGTTACTCTGAATATCCCTATTCTTTTCGTGTTCAATTTTATCACAACAGGGTTAATTATTGGTTTTGTTTGGACCTGGCAACCACATCGGTGATCAGCTGTTCCAACTGCTTCTCAGTAGTTGTGTAATGAAATGGCAGCCCGCAATTTGTACAAAACCCGTGCGCAGTGGTAAGGCACAGCCCACTGACATGCAGAAGGTTTTGCTCGATAATCTCCCCGATGTATCCGCCGCACCTCTGGCAGATAAACTCTTGCGGATCATCTGGGTTAAAGAAATGGCTTGAATAAGGCTGTTGTCTCTTTGTCATTAGTTTCCCTTTACCATAATCTTGATTGCATCACTGTTTGAGAGACCCTTCAATCTCGCGAACAGGTTGATAACATCCAGCGGTCGCTCAGTACATCCCGAGTAACAGCCGCACAACTGTAATGTCGTATCGATCCACATACTCGGGTTGTGATCATCATGCAGCGGGCAGCGGGTAAGATAATAACGCCCATCAAGAGACGTTCGCTCAATATCTGTGAAGAAACTCTTGATGTCGTATTTCTTTTTGATTTTCTCAACCGCGGATTGGTTTGGCTCACCGGCCTGCTGCGCCGATTGCCATGGATCCGCTTCAATTTGCGCCGCTTTCACCAATGGCAGTGGCATATGCACTCCTGCTGGGATAGGCACATCACGAACAAGTAATTGTGGTGGAAGAACATCAGAAAGTGCGTTTATTCTTTGAATTCTATTCTTTCTTGGTTCATCTCTACATTCTGACCAACCAGGATAATCGATTTCATAATGAGCTCCAGTTGGATGCACAGAAGGTGGAGTCAAAACGTATCCCCAACGAGCTTTGATATCTATTCCTTGTACACCAAGTGTCCGCATTGGGTATGGTAGTAGAAAATAGATGTGATAACCTCTGTTGGTCTTGACATGAAAAGTATTCATGATTTTATATCGTGGTGTTTCTTCCAGTTTGTTACTGTATTGCAGGAATTTCGTATAGGATTTATTATCATCAAAGTCTAAAACTATCAAATTATTCACACCCGTGATGATTGCAATATTTTGATTACCCTTTCCAAACCAGTCCACCAGCTCAGTATCTGTGGCAAGGCGTATTTTATAGGGATCCCAGGAACC